CATCACCAATGGCGTGGTGGCGTGGGATTTTTTGTAGTTGACAAACGTTGAGGGGTGTGTGTTGATGATTGGTGCTATGGGGTGTGGGGGCGGAGGTGGTGGGGATGGAAGAGATCCGCGGGGGGGACAAGACGATCCGGATGGGGATGTTGCCGGGGCAGACGAAGCCGTGTCAGCGGCGGCGGATCCGGCGGGGGCCGCGTGCGGAGGGGGAGACGGGGTCGCGGCGGTTCCAGCGGTTGCGGGCGCTGCGGTGTTGGGATGAGGTGCAGGAGCAGCTGTTGGCGGGCTATCCCGTGCCGGAGGTGGCGCGCTTCATCCAGGAGGAGGAGGGCGAGTACCGGGATGTGAAGCGGGGGTCGCTGGTGGACATGTTGCGGCAGTACATCTCGGAGGAGCTATCGTTGGCGGAGCTGATCGCACCGCGGTTGCCGCACCTGATAGTCAAGGCAAACAAGGAGTTTGGGGAGCGCTTGGAGGACCTGCGGCGCCTGGAGCGGGTGTACGAGGCGATGCTGTACCGGCTGGACTTGGCGCACGGGCGTGAGCGGCGCACGGGGGAGATCAGCCCGGAGGTGGATCGGCAGGCCAAGGTGGTGATCGATCTGATCCGGCAGATGCACGAGATCAAGATGGATCTGGGGCTCACCGGATCCCGCGATCTGGGCACGCTGACGGTGAGCGAGGAGCGGTTGGCCGAGATCCGGGAGAAGTACGGCGAGGGTGCGGCGCAGGCGTTCGCGGATCCCGTGCAGCGCGCGCAAGTGCTGGGCCTGCTGAAGCGGGTCATGCGGCTGTCCGGGCGGTCGGACATCATCGACGTCCCCGCCGAGGGGGAGGGGGAGGCCGCGGAGCAGGCGTTGGTGCCCGTGAGACGCGGAGCTAAAATCGAACAGGATTCGGAAATATGATCCCCGAACAAAACGCACAGATCCGCGAAATCCACATGCGGACTAACAAAATTAAATACGGAGGTCTAGTCCGTGGGGAGGTGCTTCCAGAGTGGCTTTATGGCGTCGAGGGGCCATGCGTTCTTGGCAGCATTCACGAACCATGCGCAAAGGACGGTGTTTTCCGGGGTATATCCCTTGGTGCTGTCGATGCGGTCTGCACTGGCCGAGAGTGGGTGGCGGGCTTTCCCGAGCGACGCGTACCCGATGATATATGTGAGTCCGGTGTAGAAACATTTTCCGCCCTGTCGCTGATGTATGGCGATGAGTTCCTCTGCACAGAGGGGTTCTTCGGCATAGCTCTTGGCGCGATGGCGACTGAGTATGGAATGGTGCATAGTGAGTAATGCGTCAACGATTGGGTCTTCAGAGTGCCTGCGAGGGATCCTTTTCTTGGGAGGTGCCTTTCCGAATAGCTTGTCTTTGGCTCGCTTTAATTCGGTCTTGGTTTCCCGCAGGGTGAACTCCATCTCTTCAATTCGTTCTTCTAGTGTGGTTGGATTGGAATTTTTTGGCATCCTTCTCTCCTGCATCGGAAATGATCATCATTCGAAATGTTTGTCAACTGTTTCCGATCGCTCGATGATATTCCGTGGAATCTGTCTTAGCGATCGCGCACACGTGTGCGCGGGGAGCACCAATGGGGGGCGGCGATGATCCGGGTGTCGGAGGATGGGCGGCGGAAGAGCGAGCGGACGCGCGCGGAGGATGAGGCGGCGGTGGCGGAGGCCATGGCGCACCTGGCGAAGAACGGGCGCGCGTTGTTCCAGGCCCTGTTGGATGAGTCCGACCCGGCGAAGGCGGATCAGCTGACGCGAGAACTGGAGGCGGGGCTCTACCACACGCCGCCGGTGTCGATGCAGCAGTTCCTGGAGGATCCGTACTACCTGGGGGAGTCCACCACGACGTTGTATCCGGAGCTGCGGGGCGTGCTGCTGGACATGTTCGCGGCACCGTACCGGGAGGTGCTGCTGGCTGGCAGCATCGGTTACGGCAAGTGCGTGGACGGAGACACGGAGCTGTACGATCCAGTGGCGGGGTGTCGGGTGACGGTGCGGGAGGCATCCCTGGGCAACCTTGGTGCTGTGGCGTGGGATGGGGCATCGGGTGTTCCTTCGGCGGCGAAAGCGGCGCAGTCCGGGTGGAAGCCCCTGGGATGGCTCACCATGCGGAGCGGGGTGCGCGTGCGGATGAGCGCGGATCATCCTGTGATGACAGCGGACGGGTTTGTCCCAGTTGCGCGACTGGTCCCTGGGGATCTCGTGGCTTCGCTGCGCAGAACTCCTCCGCCGGTGCGTCCGCTGGATGTAGGCGACGCCGAAGTGATCTGGGTGGCCTACATGCTGGCGGACGGGGGAAGCACTCAGCCCAGCATGACGTTCACCAACATGAACCCGGTTCTGCACGAAGAGTTTGATGCGGTCACATCGGCGCTTGGGGTAGATGATCCCATGATCGATGCGGCGTCCGGGTGTCGGTTTGTGCGATATGATGGCAAGGCGCGAACGGTGTGTCCGCATGGCATGCAGTGGTTGAGACGAAAGTACAACATGACACGGCCGTCCCGCACAAAGCGCGTTCCGGCTTATTTTTACGGATTGTCCGACCGGCAACTGGGGTTGTTCCTGAACAGAGTGTGGGCGTGCGACGGTTGGGTCAGTCGCCACTTGCAAGGGTGGGAGGTGGGTATCTGCCTGGCAAGCGAAGCCTTCATCCGTGATATTCAACAGTTGCTCCTGCGCTTTGGGATCCGGGCGCGCATGCGCCCCCGCACCATGCATTATCAACACAAGGGAGAGCGTCGGGAGCGACCGGCTTGGAGCCTGGAGATGCACGATTGTGCGTCGGTGCGGCGATTTCTGAATGCTGTGGGAGATGTGCGTGGCAAGGAGGAGGCGTGCCGGTCTGCACGGGAGGATCTGCGGAGCGTGGTGGGGAACCCGAACGTGGACGTTACGCCCATGGACGGGGCGGCGCGTGGGCGCCTGCGGAGGGAACTGGGGCCGTTCCCGCGCGGAACATGGTGGGGAGGTCGTCCTAAACATCAACGCTTGGGGAATGATGCGATGCGGCGGCTTGGCGCAGAGGTTCATTTGCCGAGTTGGTGTAGCTGGTGGGCAGACGTGTTTTGGGATGAGGTGGTGTCCTATGAACCCGGGGTGGTGGCGGAGCCGGTCTTTGATGTGGAGGTGCCTGCGCATGCGAACTTCACACCGCAGGGCATGATTGTCCACAACACTTATTTGGCGAGCATTGCCTTCTGCCGGATCCTCTACGAGCTGTCGTGCTTGCGGCATCCGCAGGCGGCGTTTGGTGTGGGGCCAGGCACGGAGATGGTGATGATGCTGATCTCCAAGTCCCTGCCGCTGTGTCGGGAGGTGCTCAAGACCGCGGTGGACGACAAGATCAAGCTGTCCCCCTACTTCATGGGCAAGTTCCCGCCCAAGTTCTCTACCGACTTCACGCTGTTCCCCAACAACATCCGCATGACCGTGGGATCGTATGGGGCCGAGCGGGCGTTGGGCAAGGCGGTTGTGGCGGCCATCTGCGATGAGTGTTTGGGTAAAAATAGCTTGCTAAGGGTGCGCGATAACGATACTTTTGTGGATCACACCGTTGGCAGTCTGTGGGGGATGACGGAGGCGGAGCGCGATGGGTTGCGGGTGGAGGCGCTAGATCATGCGACGGGGCAACGGGTATGGACGTCGTTTGGGATGCGGGAGTCTACGGTGCAACCCTTGGTGCGGATCGAAGCAGCGAACACGTGTTCGCTTTTTGCAATTGAGCCGTCGTTGGAACATCCGGTCTTGGTTCGGCGCGGCGACTGGTTGGTCTACGTTCCTGCGGGGGAAGTCCGAGTCGGCGACGAGACAGTCTGGAGGGTAGGTGATGGCGAAGAGGGGCGAACATTTGTCAGAGGAGACGAAGTCCAAGCTGTCGGCTTCGAAGCGGGCGAATTGTACGCCGGAGTGGCGCTCGCAGATGTCGGCGCGGATGAAGCAACGTATCGCGGACGGCCTAGTGCTCCCGCCCTTACCGGTGATGAGGGGCGCAGACCATCCGAAGTTCGGGCGGTCGCCATCGCCGGAGACGCGTGCGAGGATGAGCGAGGCGCAACGGAAGCGGGTGCACACGGAGCACACCGACGAGGAACGGCAGCGGATCTCAGAGGGGAACGTGCGAGCGATTCGGGATCGGGTGCGGACGTACCGGTTTCATGTGTTGTCGCCGTGTGGGAAGACGGTTCCGTGCCGTTCTTTGCGCGAGGAATCTTTGGCGCGGCACCTGTGCGCGATGCCGGGGGTGTTGAGCGTGGTGGGCGAGGACCAGATGGAACCAATCCCGTACACGCTGCGGGGGCAGAGGCGCTTGACGGTGGGCGACTTTCTGGTGACGCGGAGCGATGGGGTGCGCGTGATCGTGGAGGGCAAATCGCAGACGAGCTTCTACAAGGAGCGGGATCGGGCGCGTATCGAGGCGCTATGGCGTTGGACCGTGGATCGGAGGATGCCACTGATCATCGCGTTGAACTCGAAGCCCCTGCCGAGCGTGTGGCAGGGTCCGTTTGTGACGGAGGCATTCATGGAGGGAGTGCGGAACAAGCGAGTGCGCTGTCGCACTATGCGGACGGTCGCGCCATTGGTGGATGCCGTTTCGAGTGCCTTCCCGTAGCGGATCTGCCGCCCGAGTTCTGCCTCGCCCGCGTGAAATCAGCCAGGGTGTTGCCGCCTGAGCAGACCTACAGCGTCGAGACGGCGTGCCAGACGTTTGTGGCGGACGGATGCGTGGTGCACAACACCAACTTCCCCCCCAAGCGCAACGCGCAACAGATCCAGCAGACGCTGGGGCGGGAGCTGACGGCGGCGCACTTCGACATCGTGGAGAAGGTGTACCGGTCGTTGGTGCGCCGCATCAAGTCGCGCTTCGAGCGGGTGAGCGGGGACGTGCCGGGCATGGTGTTCCTGGCGTCATCGGCGGCCACGCTGGACTCCTTCACCGAGCGCAAGCTGCGGGAATCGGTGGTGGATCCTGATGTGTTCGTGGTGGAGCACTCGCAGTGGAGCGCCAAGCCGCAGGATTTCTTCAGCGGGGAGGTCTTCTACGTGCTGTGCTCGCGGTCCAGCCTGCGGAGCCGCATCATGGAGGCGGCGGAGGCGGAGCTGCTGGACGACAAGTGGCTGGAGGAACACGACGCGTGGATGGTGGAGGTGCCCGTCGAGTACCGGGACGACTTCGAGACGAACCTGGAGGACTCCCTGCGTGACCTGGCGGGTGTCAGCACGCAGGCGATCTCCGCCTTCTTCCAGCGCACGGAGGCGATCGACGCGTGCATCAACCCGCGGCGGGAGCACCCGTTCTCGGACACGGTGTGGGTGGCAGGGTCGCCCGGGTCGTTCCGATGGGACGTGCTATGTCGACGGCACACGCGGCGGCTGCCCGGCGGGTTCATGGAGGAGGCGTGGTCGCCGCGGGAGGCCCCTACGGCGCCGCGCTGGGTGCACATCGACGTGGGCGTCACTCGCGACTATGCTGGGTTCTGCCTAGGGCGCATCGAACGGTGGGTGGAGGTGGTGCGGCGCGATGGGGATGGCAATCGATACGCGGATGTGGCGCCATCCTACGTGGCAGAGGTTCTGTTGAGCATACGTCCTCCACCGGGGGAGCAGATCTACATGCCGGATCTGCGGCGCTTGGTGTACGAGCTGCAAGCGCACGGGTTCCCGATCGCGGGGTTCTCAACGGACACGTACGAGCACGTGGAAATGCACCAACAGGTGCGGCGGCATGGCATCCACACGGAGATCATCTCCATGGACACTTCGGTGGATCCGTACGAGGAGCTGAAGTCGGCGATCTACGAGCGGCGCATCGAGTTCTACGGCCATGAGATGCTGCTGAAGGAGCTGCGGTCGTTGGAGTACGACCGCCTAAAGGGGAAGATTGATCACCCTCGTTACTGCTTCACGGGGGAAACGCGCATCGCCTTGGCCGACGGGACGTGCCCTACGTTCAAGGAGCTGTCGCAGCGCACCGATCCGTTCTACGTGTATGCGATCGGACCAGATGGGGTGTGCATCGCGCCAGCTGAGGATGCGCACGTGACCATGGTGGCGGAGGAATTGGTGGAGGTGACCCTGGATAATTACCAGGTCGTGCGATGTACGCCAGATCACCTGTTCATGACGCTGGATCGGGAGTGGGTGCAGGCACAACATCTGACGCCTGACGTGCGCCTCATGCCGCTGTATCGGGTGAAGGCCGCCAAGGGAGGTACGGTAGATTACGAGCGGGTGTGGTGTCCGATCCGCAGGGAACGATTCCTGACGCATCGATTGGCGGTCGGCCTTCCCCCTGTCGGGACGGTGGTGCATCACATTGACGGCGACAAGACGAACAACGATCTTTGCAACTTGGCAGTGATGGAGCGAGGAGAACACTACAAATATCACGGGGATGCGCTGTGGGAACGTCGGAGGGAGGTGTTGCGTGAGGGGCACCGGCGATACGTGGAGGATCAGGGGCGGCGCATCAGCAGCGATACGATGCGGAGGACATGGGAGGAGGGGAAATTTGGACCTCCGCGTGGAATTTGCGCGATCGAGGGGTGTGGACAGGTTTCGAATGCGCGTGGTCTGTGTGATGTGCACTACCAGCGGGCCAAGCGCAGGGGGGCTCTTCCCGAACGGATGGAGCGGGCGAGGAAGATCAACCATCGGGTGCTGCGCGTGGATCGAGTAGTTGCGCGCGAAGCGGTCTATGATCTGTCCGTTCCTGGGTTGCAGAACTTCGCGTTGGCGGCGGGTGTGTTCGTACACAACAGCAGCAAGGATCTGTCAGATGCGTTGGCGGGGGTGGTGTGGGGGCTCAAAGGGCGGGCGGCACGCTTGCCCTGGAGTGCGGATGCTGATACATCAAGGGTGGTTGTGGGACATGAGGATCAGTGGGTGAGCCCGCTGATTCCGGCAGATCAGGTGGATATGGAGGAAGTGCGGGATGCACAGCGGAGCCAACAACCTGGAGATGTCATCCCGGCCATCCTGTTCGGAAGTGAAGATTGACGCGCACACGTGTGCGCTGGTGAGGTGAGGATGGGATGGCGCGACACGATCGGTAAGTACTTCCAGCGCCAGGCGGCGGGGCAAGCGTCAGAGTTGGCGCGGGGAGCTTCCGGGGAGGCTACGATGCCGCGGGGCGCCGTGTCTGCACCAATGGGGTCAGGCGGGATGTCCTTGCAGTACCAGCAGCTGGCCACTATGCTGTCGATCGACAGCGATCTTCTGCTGCGGTTCGCCGACTATGAGAACATGGATGATTACGGCGAGATTTCGGCGGCGCTGGACATCTATGCGGACGACGCGACCGTGTCGGACACGGTGCATGGGAAGGTGATCTGGGGGGAGTCGTCCGACAAGGTGGTGCGCGACATCATCGACGATCTGTTGGTGAGGCGTCTGCGCATTGAGGATGACATATGGACGGCCATCCGTACGCTCTGCAAATACGGCAACCTTTTTGCGGAGGTGGTCACCAACGAGCATGGGGTGTTGGGATTGAACTGGCTCCCGCCGCCCACCATGCGGCGTGTGGTGGACCAGCGGGGGACGTTGGTCGGGTACGTGCAGGATCCCAGCGGCATGTTCGCGTTCAGCATGAGCACGCAGGAGGATCTGGATCGCCTGCGGGCGCAGGATGGGATACAGGGGGCAGTGTTCTTCCAGCCGTGGGAGGTGGTGCACTGGCGCTTGCGCGGGAAGCAGCAGCGTGCGCTCTATGGGTTCTCCATCCTCGACTCGGCAAGGTGGGTGTGGAAGCGCCTGCTGATGCTGGAGGACAGCACGCTGGCCAACCGGCTGCAGAAGGCGCCCGCGCGGTTCGCGTTCTACATCGACACGGGTGAGGTACCCCCGGCGCAGGCCAAGGCGCAGGTGGACGAGGTGCGGCGGCGCTACAAGAAGCGGCGGATCGTCGACCCGGCGACTGGCAAGCTCGACTACAGGTTCAATCCCCTCTGCCTGTCCCTGGACACGCGCATCCCGCTGCTCAACGGCACGACGCGGGCGCTGCGCGATCTCATCATGGATCACGAGGCAGGGGTGCAGAACTACGTGTACTCCATGGACCCGGAGACGAAGCGCGTGAAGCCGGGCACGATCTCCTGGGCAGGCGTGACGCGACGGGATGCGCGTGTGGTGCGCGTGACGTTGGACAACTGTCGATCGGAGGTGGTGACACCGGATCACCAGTTCCTGATGCGCGACGGAACGTACAAGCAGGCGCAGTTGCTGGAACCGGGAGATTCTGTGATGCCGTTGTATCGGGGCATCAATGCAGGCGGATACGAGTACGCGATTCATCAGGATCATCAGGAGCGTGGCCCCGACAAGTGGGGCGCGTTGGTTCCTGTGCACCGAATGGTGGCCGAGCACTTCTATGGTGATTTGACCGATCGGCAGGTGCACCATATCAGCGATCGCAAGCGTGACAACTATCCGGAGAACCTGGAAGTGCTCACACCAGAGGAGCATAATGCTCGGCACTCTGGTGAGAAGGCGCGGCGGATTCGACGTTGGAACAAGTCGGCCGCGCACTCGGCGCAGACGTCGCACTACAACCGGATGTACAACAAGGGTCAGAACATCATCGCGTACAACCGGAGTCCGCAGCACGAGGCGGACAACGTGATCCGGTCCGAGAAGATCTCGATCAAGTACCCGGACGGTCTGCTACCCGAGCTGAGGCGCTTGGTGCAGGAGAATGCCGTGCTGAAGATCTCGGACGCCGTGATTGCCATCCGAGCGCTTCCTGTGCACGAGGAGTTCCGCGCGTTGAACGCAAACCGCAAGAAAGTAGCGTTCGATCTGTACCATGTGCGGACGCTGATCCATCGGGCGGGGCATCGGGATTGGCAGGACTTCTGCGCGGCGGCGACGGTGAATCACAAGGTCGCGTCCGTGGAGTGGCTGGACGGCACCATGGACACGGGCTGCATCACGGTGGACGGGTGGCACAATTTCGCCGTGGACGCCGGGGTTTTCGTCAAGAACTCGCAAGATGAAGATTTCTTCATACCGACGCGATCGGGCAAGGAGTCCAGCCGGATCGAGGTGTTGAGCGGGCCGGACTACGACGACACGAACGTCACCTCGTACTTCTGGAAGAAGCTGCTGAGTGCGCTGCGCATCCCACCGCAGTACTTGGGTGGCACCGAGAGCACCAATCGGGCAGCGTTGACGCAGGAGGATGTACAGTTCGCACGCTTGGAGATGCGGATCCAGCGGGAGTTCATTGTGGGGATGGCGCAGGTGGTGCGAGTGCACCTGGCGGCGCTGAACATCGACCCGGACACGGTGAAGTGGGCGATTCGCATGCCTGCGCCCAGCAGCATCTTCGAGATGCAGCAGGTGGAGGTGTGGAACGCGCGGGCAGCGTTGGCAGCGGCGTTGCAGCCGTTCTTCACGACGCCGTGGATCATGGCCAACATTTTCCACATGTCAGGTGAGGATGCGCTGTTTGCCGCGGAGGCGAAGCAGCATGAGGCGGAGGCGCAGGCGTTGGGGCAGGCGTCGGTGCAAGCGGACATCATGCAGCGCTTCCCCGAGTTGGGGCCGGAGGGGGCGCTCGCGTTGGGGGCACCCGTGACGGGGGCGCCGCCGATGAACGGAGCGCCGGATCAATCGGGGCAGGGTGGGCCTCCGCCGGAGGAGGCGGTGCGGCGTGAGGTGAACCGACTGATCGCCGAGGTCCGGGAGGGGAATGGCCGTGTGTTGAGGACGGTGCGGAATACAGAACATGCAGTGCGCCAGATGGGTGCACGGGCAGCGAAGAGGTGATCAGAATGGCGTACGTGCGTGGGCAGGAAATCGAGAAGTGGTCCCGGGGAAGCCTGGAGGATCAGGCGGAGACGGTAGCGGAGGCGATCTCAGCAACGGTGGGAGCGCCGGTGGTGATGCTGGCCACGCGATCGGATGGGGCGTTGTTCCAAGCGCCGGATGGCAAGCTCCAAGAGGCTGCGTTCACGCGTGGGGATGATGGAGTGGTGGCGGGGGTGACGATCAAGGACAGCAGCATCCGAGTGCATGGTGAGGAGGATCTGCCGGTGCTGGTCGCCGAGGAGCTGCGCGATATTACGGCGGCCATGCTGCGGGGTGAGGTGCCGCAGCGCACACGTGTGCGTGCGTTGGCGCGATCGGTCGTAGCCGGGGAGCAGTACACGTTGGGAGGTGTGCTGCAGCGCGGGGATGAGGCGATGGCAGTGACGGGGGAGCAGCACTGGCACACGGCGTACGAGGCCAACGTGGAGCGCATCCGCACCTCATTGTGGGGGCAGATCCGGGAGTTGGAAGCGCGGGTGCCGAAGACGGCGTATACGCAGCTACCGCGCACGCGCTTGGCGGAGTTTGCGCCCGAGTTGCGGGAATCGATGACATTTTTGGCAAATGCCTTCACAGGGGTGATTGACGAGATTACTCCATTGGTGTTTGATCAGGACCGTGAGTACGAAGGTGCCATCCGCGAGTCGTTGATTGCTGAAGCGCAGCTCCTACGTGGGCTGCTCGCCAAGGCCGGACAGTTGATGCGCGCGGAAGATTTGGACCGAGCGGCGGTGGCACATGATCGGCTGTGTGGGCGAGCAAGGCTCATGGAGGTTGCGGCTGCCTACATTGTGAGGCGAGCCCAGAAAGGCGCGGAGGAGAAGAAATGAGCACCAATTTGAAGAGGACGTTGGCGGAAGACCTGGAGGCGTTGGGCGTGAAGGGACTCGATGAGTCCAGCATGGCTGCAATCGCGCTGGGCGATGGCCTGTCGGAGGGCTGCGGTTTCCAGAAGGGCAAGAAGAAAAAGGACGAGGAGGACGGCGAGGAGCCCGAAAAGGACGGCGAGGACGGCGAGGGCGACGGTGAGGACGGCGAGGACTACGAGGAGTCGGTACACGATCCGCTCGACGGTCCGTTCGTCACGCCGCAGCTGTTCGACAGCATCATGGACCTGCCGTTCGAGAAGCTCACGGCGGAGGACGTGGATCGCGTCATCGCCGGGCTGAAGGCCAAGCGTGTCCCGCGCAACATCGAGGGCATCGCGGAGCGGGCGCAGGTCGTGGCGAAGCGCCTCATGGACGAGGCGGTGGCCAAGCGTGTTCGGCGTTCGAAGGCGCACGGCATGGGCAAGAAGGTGTCGTTCCAGTGCCCTCCCGGCATGCGGAAGGATCCGTCCGATCCCAGCGGCAAGCGCTGCGTGCGCGCGGCGGTGGCGGTTGGTGGAGCGGGCAACCTGTCCAAGATCACCCGCAAGGCGGCCCGGTGGGCCAAGTCGGGATCGGGCAAGAAGAGCCAGCGGATCTCGCAGCGCTGGGCCGAGCGACGTGGTGGGCCGCAGACCTCGGAGTTCGCGGTGGAGCTGGAAGCGTTGCTCTCCGAGAGCCAGGTTGGCGTGGCAAGCGTGCGCGCAGAGATCCTCGGGCGCATCGACAACCTCGCGCAGTTGGTCGTGGACGAGTTCGACGATGTGGCGGTGACGACGGTGTTCAACGAGGCGATCGAGCCGCTGCGCACCTCCTTCGAGATGGGGCGCTTGGACGAGGACGTCATGAGCGTGGACGCGTTCCTGGCGGAGATTCGGCCGATCACGCAGCTCATCTCCAAGGCGATGGATCGAGTCGACCGGGGAAACTGACGGCGGGCGCCCTGGCGGAGTCTGGGCGCCGCATGCGTCGTACGGCGTATGCATCGGGAAGGCGGGAGTTGGTTGGATTCGAGTCTGCGAAGAAGTCTGTCCGGCCTGATGGGAAAGCCTCGGATCGCCGAGTCTCCTCTCAGGCCGCACGACGATCCGAGCGCAACCCGCTCGCTCGGACGGGACTCGGGTTCAAACGGTGGCGGCAGTGGTGAGGGGCGCGCAGACAAGGCGCGCCTGCTCACTTTGTTGGAGGGATCGGACATGAGCACGACGAAGCAGCTGTTGGTGGAGACCATGCAGCCGATCATGCTGGAGCTGGTGGAGGCGCGGAACGCCCCCGGCAGCGGGCGCATGGTCGCACGCGGGGAATATGGTCGATGCGACGTCCCGACGCTCAACGGGCGCATCTATTCGAAGCGCCTCATGGAGCGGGAGATCAAGCGTCTGTCGGAGGACCTGGAGAATCGGCGCGTGCTGGGGCAGCTGGACCATCCGCAGTCGGGCAAGTCGTCGCTCGCGTTGACCTCACACGTCATCACGGCGCTGTGGATAGAGCCGGACGGGCGTGTGATGGGGGAGGCGGAGATCCTGAACACGACGTCGGGGCGTGATCTGCGTGCGTTGGTAGAGGCGCGGATCCCTGTCCCGGTGTCGAGTCGTGGGTTCGGCAGCACCAAGTCGGTCACGGAGGGTGAGCAGGTGCAGGACGATTTCATCCTCAAGACTTACGACTTCGTCGCAGATCCGGCCGTTCGCACGGCAGTGCCGACCATCACGATGGAGTCGGTGGAGGACGTCCCCGCGGCGACGCTGGCGGAGCAGTTCCTCACGGAGTTCCCCGAGGTGGCGCGCCAGATCCAGGAAGCGGCCGCGGTGGACGCGGTGGAGCGGGCCAAGGGCAAGGTCACGGCGGGGGTGGATGCGGCCGTGGAGGCTGCGGAGAAGCGTGTGCGCGCGGAGATGACGGAGGCGTTCGAGTCGAAGCTGGCGGTCATGCTGGTGGAGGCGCGCGAGGATCTGTCGTCGCAACTGCGTGAGGAGTACGCGGTGGATCCGGCGGTGGGGGGAGCCAAGGCGATGCTGGCGCACATCGCGGAGATGGTGGGCGTGTATGCGATCGCGCCGGACGAGCGGACGCGTCGGGATGCACAGAAGGCGGCCGACCTGGCGGTGGCGGAGGCGCAGAAGGCGCGGGACGCGGCCGTGGAGGAAGCGCATCAGGCGCGCATGGCCCTGATCGTCGAGCAGGAGATCGGGAGCACGCCGGTGGCGAAGGCCCTGCGTGGGGTGTTGCAGGGCGTGCACTTCCAGGATGAGGCGGATGTGCGCGCGCGCTTGGCAGCGCTGCGCGAGGGGTTGCCGGAGACGGAGGCTGGGCTGACCGAGTCGGAGGTCCAGCTGCGCGAGGAGAACGCGACACTGCGTGCCGAAGTGAAGGCGACGCAGGATAAGGTTGCTACGTTGGACGAGCGGTTTCGGAAGTCGGTGGAGTTGACGCAGCGGATCAACGCTTCGATGGAGGAGGCGGAGAGCCGTGCCACGCAGGAGGTGCAGGACCTGCGGCAGCAGCTGGAGGAGCAGCGTGTGAAGCACGCGGATCAGATCCGGCAGTTGTCGGAGGAGCATCTGGCCGCCTACAAGGCAGCAAAGGTTGAAGGGTTGGCGAACGGTCGGGAGCTGTTGGGCTTGTTGGAGGATGTCACCTCTCAAGCTGCGGTTGATGATGTCGTGCGGAGACGGGGACGGGCAGAGGTAGGGGACGGGGACCTGCGAGAGATGCGTCGGCATCTCCAGCGGGGGCGCGGCGACGTGCAGGACCTGTCCGAAGATCGTCAGCCGAAGGCGGGCGGATCAGGGCAGACCGATGAGTTCGGGGTGCCGTGGTCCAACATGCAGAAGCTGGCAGGCATCATCTAGTAGCCCGAAGAGGGCAACGCGCCGAGGGGCGCAAGGAGAGACATCATGACCGAAGCAAGGCAGATCCTGGAAGAGAACGGGCGTGGGACCGTGTACGACGAGAGCCGCGGCAGGCTGTGCGAGCAGCGCTGGGCGAAGCTCCTGGAGTCCAAGAGCACCACCGATCGCATCAACGATCCGTACGTGCGGCGCTGCACGGCTCTGTTGCTGGAGAACGAGCTGGACCACATCAAGACGCTGCACGAGGACACCCTGTCCAGCAACGCGGGCGCGTTCACCAAGTACGTGTTCCCGGTGTTGCGGCGCGTGTTCCCGAACCTCATCGCGAACCAGCTCGTGTCCGTGCAGCCTGAGCGCGTCTATGGGCTGATGGCGGCGTAAGCAGCCATGAGGAAACCGGGTGAAATGCTGGAAGCCCTGAGAGCCCTGAGCGCTACAACGTGGCTGGAAACGGCGGGCGTGAATGCGGAAAAGCTCAGTGGATTGGGTAATCAGCAGCCAAGCCTAGCGGTGACGCTGGGAAGGTCCAACGACTAGGGATAGTAGACTGATGACACAGAGGAAGCACATGGCGAGTTCGGTGGTCTGCGGCGGGTGCGAACACGTGTTCGGCATCATCCAGCAGGCGCACATCGACCGCTGCCATGCGCTCCAGCAGATGGGGATCACCACGCGCGCGCAGTACAAGGCTCGGTTCGGCAGCACCATGAGTGCCGACGCCGTAGCCGTGAGCGTGCGGACAATCGACGGGTTCAATGCGGGTCTCAACGCCGAGGAGCGGAGCGCACACGGGATGCGCGGCCACCTGCGGGCGGCAGAGAAGCATGGGGCCAGCGATTGCGGTCGTCGCGGTGGTCTGGTGGGCAGCAAGGGTTTGTGGAGCAAGCCGGGGCAGAAGGACCGGCACCGGGCGCGGATTCAGAAGATGAACGCGGCCGGGTCCATGAAGCAGGCCCCCAACAAGCTGGAGCAACGCTTCTGGGATGTGGTGGGAAACGACCGGATCGAGTTCGCGAGTTTCCGGTTCTGGAAGACGATCGTGGAAGAGCGCGGGATGAAGCACATCACGCCGGACTTCCGCGTCCCCGGGACCATGCGCATGATCGAAGTGTTCGGCGACTACTGGCACGGCGGGGAGAACCCGCAGGACCGGATCGACCTTTGGGAGTCGGTTGGGTGCGAGTGCTTGGTGGTCTGGGAACACGAGATCAACGCGCGGGATGCTGCGATGCTCGCTCGGGTCGAATCCTACATCAGTGGAACCCCCCACGAGTGCCCGGCCCCTGCCATTGATCAGGCAGGGTGATGATATAGTCTGATCTCACGGGAAACCGTGAGAAGCCAGGGATAAAGAGCCTTGGCGGTAACACGATGATGACCGGTCCGGTGGGCGGCATCTTCTTCTACGAGAAGAAGTACGACAACGCGAAGGGCACCAAGGTGCCGCAGTACGGCATCACCAACAGCCCGTACGAGTCGGGCTATGAGGGGGCGCTGGCCGCGAACGACAACATCAACCAGAACTTCGCCTTCTCGTACAGCTCGGAGTTCGTGAACTACGACCTGCTGTGCACCGACCTGCCGGATGCGGCGGGGCCGATCACCAACGCGTCCGCCAGCTGCAACGTGCCGAACTGGTCGCCCATCCGGGCGCCGGGCGTGGACGGGCAGCGCACGTTCTACGTGAAGCTGTACTACCGCGTCGTGGACCACGCGGGCACGGGCACCAAGGAGATCGTGGCGACGTTGGCGGCGACGGGCAGCAACCTGGTCGACAACTACAGCAAGGTGGTCGGCACGCTCGACATCACGACCGGCCAGTGGTCGGTGAGCGCGTACGATGAGACCGGGGCGGCCAGCAAGTTCGTGGACGGCGAGGTCATGTACGCCCAGTACTTCGTGAACTGGGAGCTGGTGGGCTACACCACCGGCGCGTCGATCCCGAGCATCAGCCTCGACATCGCGCTCTACACCGTGAAGGCGGAGAGCCGGAAGCTCAAGGCGAAGTGGTCGGTGGAGGCCGTCGACGACATGCGCGCGCTGCACGGCATGGACGCGGAGACCGAGCTGGTGAGCACGTTCGCCAACGAGGTCATGCTGGAGGTCGACCGGGAGATCGTGGACGGGCTCATCAACCAGGCCAAGTTCGCCTCGACCTACACGTACGCCTTCACGCCGGGCCAGCAGGGCGAGATCGAGACGATCCGCAACCTGCTCACCAAGATCAGCGCCATGGGCGCGGAGATCCACCGGGCCAGCGGGCGCGCCCCGGCCAACTTCGTCGTGGTGCCCCCGGGCGTCGGCGCGCTGCTCGATCAGCTGTCGACCCACGGGGACTACGCGTCCATCGAGCAGAACGTCCAGGCGTCGAGCTACGGCCCGATCACGGCGGACTTCGGCATCGCGCGCGTCGGCACCCTGCTCAAGCGGTTCGCGGTCTACCAGGACCCCTTCATGCCGCCGACCAAGGTGCTCGTCGGCCTCAAGGGCAACAACTTCCTCGACGCAGGCTACGTGTACGCGCCGTACGTCCCGCTGCAGGTCACCCCGACCTTCATGGACCCCAACGACTTCACGTTCCGCAAAGGCGTCCGCACGCGCTATGCTACGAGGATGCTCAGGCCCGAGTACTACGGTATCATCACCTGCTCGGGTCTGCCTGCGGTGACCACGGTCTAGTCCAACCCCACGTAGTTCCTGCATAATTCCAAGTCTGACCAGGTTGGTGCTTTGGCGCTGACCCGATCTGCCATTCACCTTGACAACATCTCGAAATCGCGATACCCTTAAATCATGGAACTCACATTTGGAAGGATCAGTGTCGTTGTCTTCGACCTAAATGACCCCGTGCAGCTGGAGCGGCTATCCCATGGCATCGAGGAGGCGCCCGATCGGGTGTTCCTCTTCTCGGACGAGTGGGATTCTCGGCGCCCGCAGTGTGAGGGATTCCTGCGCGCACGTGCGGGCCTGTTCGAACGGCGGGTGGGGGCGCGATCGTGCACGGTGCGGGAGGTACCGCGATCGCAGGCGGTCTCCTTTGTGGACCGGCATCACGTGCAGGGCAGTAACCACCTATCCCTGGTGCGATTTGGTCTGTTTCACGAGGATGAGCTGTTAGGGGTGCTCACGCTGGGGCGGCACAACCGGCAGAATGGAGAGAACAAGGTCGTGTTGGACCGCATGTGCTTCGTTCCTGGTGTGCAGGTGGTAGGCGGTGCATCTCGCCTGTTTGCTGCGGCGCAGGGGTGGGCACGCGAGCACGGGTACGACGAGATCGTGAGTTTCAGCGATCACCGGCTGACGCCGGGGACCGTGTACGAGCGCTTGGGGTTTGCGCAGGATCGCGTGTATCGGCCCGACTATTTCTACGTGCACAAGGGGCGCCGGATCTCGAAGCAGAGCCAGCAGAAGCGCTGCACGGGGTGCCCTGCGGACGTGACGGAGCGGACGTGGGCGATGGATCACGGTCTGGTGCGGTGCTGTGACGCGGGAAAGACCCGGTGGGTGTTCAATCTGCGTCCCGGTGAGCACCCGATGCCACGGGAGGCGAATTCGGAACGGACAGCAAAGCTGCACGCGGAGGGGGTATTCAAGAACGCTCATATGCGGGGGTACTTCCAATCAGCCAAGAATGCGGGAGACGTCTACTTTGGGTCTTCGTACGAGCTGCGGTGCCTGTTCGAACTGGAGGCCAACGCGGCGGTCCGATCGTTCCGGCGCTGCGAGGCGTTCAGGGGCAGCAAGGGGTGGCGCAACCCGGATCTGCGGGTGGAGTTTGTGGATGGCCACTCGGAGATCTGGGAGGTGAAGCCTTCCGAGATGACGGATCGGCCGGAAGTGAAGGTGCAGATCGCTGATTCGTCGATGTACGCTTCCAAGATGGGGGTGCCATTTCTGGTGTGGACCGAGCAGGACAGCGAGTTGAAGACCTGCAACGAGATCATCAAGTGGGCGCATTCCTACTTGGCCGAGCAGCAAGGGGATCATACCTATGCGGACCGCCGAATGGCCCAACGCAAGGTCATCCGGGATCGCCACTACCGGAAGGAGCAGGCGGCCTCGGTGACGGTGGCGTGCGCCTACTGCGGGTGCGACCACACGGTGCTGCCACGCACGTACGCCCGCAACATCGCCCGCCACAACGGTGCCTACGTGTGCGAGGCCCTGGCGGGGCACATCGGGGGCAGCAAGCCCAAGGACGCCCTCAAGAAGGTCAACCCGTACGCCGCGGAGGGCCGCAAGGAGTGCTGTCGTTGTCATGCGGTCCTGCCGATCGATGCTTTCGAGCACCGGCAGAAGTCGCGGGATGGACGGAGTAGCGCGTGCAAGTCTTGCATCTCGATCGCCAATGCGGCGCGTTATCAAGCTCGCAAGGCGCGCACACCTTCCTGTTGACAAACAACGCACGAGGGAGGTAGGATGCGGCGATGCGGGCGATCCGATGCCTGGAGGGGATGATCATGATGCAGCGGGAGTGGCGGCGCTGGGTGCGGGTGGCGGACAGACGGTTCCGCTGGTTCTGGCGGGGCGCGGTGGTGTCGCTGCTGCTGGTGCTGTGGGGATCGACGGGGGAGGACCCGTGGCCGCGGTGGATAGGCTGGCTGATCGTGGCGGAGAACGCTGCATCGTTGGTGGCGATGATGATGATGCGGCGCAGCATGCTGCGAGATTTCTGGGCGACGTTTGCGCTGTGGGTGGAGGAGTGCGGCGGTGCGGACGGCATGGCTGCCCAGGGGTGGGAGCCGGAGCAGGCGGTGCACTGCCTGGTGGGGTACATCAACGCGCTGGTGGGGGATCAGGTGTACGAGTTTTGTGAGGGGACGCGCACACGTGTGCGCTCAACGACGGGAGGCAAGGATGGACGAGGTGCGGACGGATGAGACGAGCGCGGTGAAAGGGGAAGATCCTGTGCAGGATGGGGAGCGTCCGGATTCGACGGGGGCGCCACCGATGCCCGCTCGGAGGGTGTCGCGCTACACGCCGTTCGAGGTGGGGATCTTGGTGCAGGCGCTGGGCGGTCTGGACGCGGTGGAGGCGATGTTCCAGCGGAGCGTGCAGAAGCGCGTGCGGGCTGCCATGGCGGAGCCCGGGCAGACCATGAGGTCGCTGTGGCAGACGGCCATGGCGGAGGGGTGGCTGCGCGCCTTGGAGGAGTGCCCGCTGTCGGAGCTGCGCGGGGGCACGGCGCCGCGGGGGCGCAAGCGGTCTCGTGTGACGCAGGATGAGTTGGACCGGATGATCCTGCGCTGCGTGGCGCTGCGGGAGGGGAAGTGCACGCTGGAGGAGTTGCGAGGGGCGCTGGCGGTGCAGGAGGTGGGAGAGCGCCGCATCATCCAGGCGGTGACGCGCTTGTGGAAGGCGCAACGCTTGGAACTCAATGGCCACTTTTCCTCGCGGGCGTGTTCGTTCTCGATCCCCCGTGTCGACGACGTGCGGGCGAAGGAGGACGGCCATGCGGAAAACGCGTGATGGCGGAGAGAGGTGGAACGGCAAGGCGGAAGAGCAGACGGAGGGGACGTTCGCCTGGGCGTGGCATCAGCTGCATTGTGGGAGGGCGGTGACGCGGGGCCTTTGGGCTGAGGGGGTGTTCGTTCGCGATCCCACCATGGGGGCGGATCTGTCGAAGCAGGTCCTGACGTTTCATCATGAACAGGTACCTCTCGCGTGGAAGACGATCTCGTCGGAGGATGAGGCGGCTACCGATTGGCGGTTGGTGCCGGAGGAGGAGCAGCAGGGCACGTTCAAGTGGGCGCTGACCCAGATGCGGGAATGGTCCATGGCTCGGCGGGGGTGGGACAAGGGGGTGTTCATCGGGGAACGGCAGCAGCAGTTCCTGCCGTGGAAGGGGTATCAGCCGTATGAGCCGTCCCGGGAGGATCAGGAGGCGTGCGACTGGTATCGGTGGGTGGACCGCGACCTTGAACCCGATCGGAAGGCGGACGCTGCGGAGGCGGCCGCGGTGGACGCGGTGGAGGCGGCCGTGAATAATGTGGCAGTGATCCACGACATCGGGTGGGCGGTGGACCGACTGCGGGAGGGCCGCCGGGTGCGGGACGGGAAGGACGGTGACATGATCTTCATGGTGATGCCACCGAACCCGATGGGGGCGTTGGTAGGTCCCCGCATCTTCGCGATGTACCTCGACGGCACGGTGCATCGGTGGGAGCCGTTGGTGGAACACATACTGTCCCATGCATGGGAGGAGTGCTGATGGGCGCGGGGATGGGGCGCTGGGATGATCAGCTGCGGCGCTTGAGCGACGGGCGGGTGGACTACGACGATCCCACCCCCTGGACCTGGGCGCAGGTGTATGGGCTGGCCATGCATCCTGGCAGTGAGGACACGCGGGAGTTCGTGCAGCGGTACGGGGGCCGGGGCAAGCTGGCCATCTTGGCGTCGGACATGTACCTGGACATGCCCTGGTTGCCGTGCCGCCTGTGGACCTGCTCGCGATGCCCCCAGTTCGATCGCAGCGGTTGGACGGCCAGGAAGGGCCGGTGCAAGCACACGAGGGACAGGTCGTCCATGCAGCGCTACCGCGATCTGGTGGAGCGCGACGGCCTGCTGCCCAACCCATCCCCCGAGGATCATCCCTAGGGGAGCACACCCTAGGGGGAGATGCACCGGGGGTAGCATCCACAGGGGGGATCATCCACAGGGGACGTACCGTAGGGGGTAGCACAGGGGGAAGCACACCCGGGGGAAGCACACCCACGCTGCAGCACCAATGCACCCCCCCCCGCCCCCCCCCTATTGGTGCGCTCCCGGCCGCACACGTTCCGCCCCCCAGGTGCGGTAAGCACCAATCGAGGGGATGCGCGTAGGATTTTAGCAGTTGACAAACGCAAGCGGGCGGGTGTGCCGGGGATGGGGGCATTGGTGCTAGGTGGCGGGGGTGAGGGGCGAGGTGGTATATTGTTGACAAACCACATTGGGGGTGGTAGTGGGTTAGGGAAGATGCCCTGCGCGGATGCAGGGAGAGGAGGAGATCATGGGTGGAGGGAGCATGAACAAGGTGTCGCGTTTTCGGTTCCACTGGCTGGGTGGGAAGACGGAGGTTGGATCCGGGAGGAACGTGGCCGAGGCGTTCTCCTCGCTTGGGTACGGGTCGGGCGCCCTGCCCGCGCTCGATTACTTCGAGGAAGTTCATGCCGACGTCGACGCGGCGGAGGTGGAGTAGGATGCGTTCTGCCTACGTGCAGGCGGCATTCATAGGAGGTGGGGCATGACCCTATCGATCGGGGAACGGTCCTTGTGGGCTACGGAGTACGTGCGGGCGCGGCAAGTGCGGTTGGAGGCGCTGACCGCGGAGGAGAGGTACGATCACGACAAGGCTTACGAGAAGGCGATCTTCGACGCGACCGAGGACGCATGGGAGGTGCTTTTCGAACTGCACGAGATGCTGGATCGCCTGCGCCGGACCGGGAGGGAAACCTCGGACGGCGGGGACGTGATGATACGCGACATGTTGGGAGACAACACATACAAGGAGTTTGAGTCATGATCCTGTCGAGCGGGGAACGGGCATTGTGGGCTATGGAATATGTGCGAGAGCGGAACGAACAGACGGACGAGTACTGGCACCAGAGTTTCCTGGCGGAGGAGGATGGGCGTCCGTTCGCGCAGACGACTGAAGAGGCTTATGCGTCAGCTTCACATGAAGCGGCGATGGCGGCGTGCCAAGCAGTGGACGAACTGCGGAAGACGCGCGATTCTTGGGAGGAAGTGCACCGGCAACATCCGGAGATGAACCATGACGATCTCCGGATGCTGCGCGCTATGCTGGGTGAGGAGTAGGGCGATGCGGGCACGGCCGGTGGCGATCGACGGCGTGCGGATCGTGGGCTTCGAGGGCACGTCCCTCGTTGTCGATGCACCGGTGCTGGGCCGCCTGTTGGTGCCGCAGGAGATGATCCACGACGACTCCGAGATCTGGCGCGTGGGTGACGCGGGCACCCTGCTGGTGGAGGCGGCGTGGGCCAAGCAGCGGGGGATCAAGGGGAAACGGCAGCCGCGTGTAGCGGTTGCTCCCGTCGTGGGGGCACCCGTGGAGTTGCAGCGCAAGGCGAGGCGTCCATGCGTGGCTCCCCCGCCCGTTGAGGCGCCGACCCTTCCGGCGAAGAAACCCAAGGAGAATGCCCCGCGGCGGAAGATCAACATCGCCAAGGAGCGATGGAGATGCGGGGTCTGCGGGACCGAGAACTGGCACGGGACGCAGTGCGTCGCATGTGAGGCGCCGCACCAGAAGCGCCCCAAGAAGAAGCCCCACGAGGGGCGGCCGTTGACGCTGCGTCAGACGGTGGAGGCGCAGGTGCTGGCGGCCAACCCGTCTCTCAGCAAGGACAACCGGCGCGAGGTGGTGGATCACATCGTGCAGGTGACGTTGGATCAGGCGAGGCGTGCCAAGGAGGGGGCATGAGGGACTTCGATGTCACGGTGAAGCTGCGCAACAACCACCTGGTGGAGCGCCGCGAGCGGCTGGGGCTGTCCGCACCGCAGTTGGCGGAGGCCGTTGGGATCTCGTACAAGCAGTACAACGACTACGAGCACCTGCGGCGATCCCCCATGAACCACTTCCGGCCGGGCGAGGTGAAGGCGTCGGCGCAGCGCCTCTGCGACTTCTTCGGGGTGCTGCCCGATGAGCTGTGGCCCGAGCAGGTGCTCCGGGTGCGGTGCAGCGTGCTGCGGCGCAAGTTGGACTACGGGCAGATGGTGCTCATGGCTTCCGACGACATGCGGGCTAGGCACCTGCTGCCCGATGCCGCGGTGGAGGAGCTGGAGGCGGCGCAGGCCGTGCAGCGGGCGGTGGCCAGCATCCCCAACGCCAAGAACCGGCAGGTGATCGTGGAGCGCTTTGGGCTGGACCGGCGGGGGGAGCGCACGCTGGACGAGATCGCCGACCAGGAGGAGCTGACGCGCGGGGGGGTGCAGCACCGAGAGTGGAAGGGGATGCGGCACCTGCGCTCCACCCGGGGCGCAGGGAATCTCGACGATCTTGCTGCGGAGCAGTTCGACCGCGCGAGCGGGGAGGGGAAGACTCGGCGGGAGGTGGCCAGGGAGCTTGGGGTGCAAACTGAGCGCATCCGGCACTGTGAACAGCGTGCGATCGAAGACCTCCGCGATGGGCCGCGATCCTACGTGCTGCGCGCTTTCGCGCCCATCTCCAAGGACTAGCCCAAGCGAACACATGTGCGCATGGGGATGTCGATTTTGCATTTTTATAGTCCCAGTTCGCCCGCGGAACTCGCTTTTACATTCCAAATAGCCAAGCTCGGCCACAACAAGGAGGAAGCAATGCAGCAGTCTATGGGGCAGCTTTACGCGGGGCGCCCCCTGAGCCAGCACCCCATGGTGCGCCTGTTCCAGGAGGTCGTCATGGTGGTGGACGCGGTGCACAGCTCGGGCGCCATTGAGGAGCCGGATATGCTGGTGCTGTGCGCAGGGCTGGAGATCGCCTGGATGCGGGCGATGCAGCTGAATGTGCCACTGAACCCGGACCTCATGGGCGATTTCGCCATCCGCATCGGCGAAGCCTGTGGCGGATCCGAGGTGTTGCGTGCCCCCCATGCAGGCATGCACCCCGAGACGCTCTACCTGTTGGACCTCACCCAGCTCCCCAGCACGCAGGAACACCACACCCCGTAGCACTTGCTACACTGCAGGTAGCACCCGCTACTTTCCCCGTAGCAACACCGTACTCAGCACCAATGAGGGAGGCGTGGTACAGTGGCATTGGTGCAGCTCCGGCCCGGGGACGTTGGCGGCGGGGCCGTGCGTAGGGTGGGGCTGCGGGTGTGGGCGTGCGATCTGCTATGTTGACAAACCATATGGCGATGTGGTAGAGCATGGGTG